CCTCAAGCTCTTCCTTGGATAAAGACTCCTGTGCAAGCATCTCATCAATAGTTTCTTCATCTGCCTTCAGCTCTGCATCCGTTGGTTCACGGTCAGGGATATAATCATCAGATGGTTCAAACACCTCCTCTTCCCTTGCCCGGAAGTCGATCTCCTCATCACGGGCATTGACCTGCTCTGCCTCTACCTCCTCGCGGATCTTTGCTTCATCAGGGGGCCCCTTGGGGGTCTCCTCCTGAACCCTTGCCTCAACCTTGGCCTCCGTGCGGTGTGCTCCAAGGGACTGATCGATCAGCTGCTCCATTGAAGGAAGCTCTACATCAAACATTCCGGCCTGCTTTGGAGTGCCGAGAGCCCGGAGAGCATCAACGTAGCTGGAAAGACCCGCTACGATCTTTTTTTGACTGGTTGCGTTTGCAAGGAAGTCGAGGAAGACCATTGTGTTGGCATGAAGATCAAACTCAGGATCCAGGGAATGCTGAGTAGACATCTCCTTGACCATATCTTTCAGAACTATCCCGCTTCGCCTTGCACCACTAGCCTGGAAGACCGCTTCCACCAAATGAGGTGTTGGGTCATAATTGGCATGTAAGTTCCCACGATCAATATCGGCTCTCATTGATGCCCATACGTTGGAAACATGGTGGAGTGAATTTGCGATTTTCTGGTACTCCCCACTTCCAAAATCAACAAGATTATCGATAATACGCTTGTCACCGTAAGCTTTTGCAAGGAGAGCATTCTGGATTCTTTTTTTACCTGGATCTGATATTTCGCCATCTTTAGTGAGTGCAAGACGCTGTTCCTCGGGAAACTTATTAAATATCGTCTGTCGAAAGTCTGCATTCTTTTCAAGAAAGACATCACCTTCCTGAAGAAGAGCAAGATCCTCAGATTCGATGAGTGTTGCATCCTGCATCGCGGTTTCCGAGTCACGCATCGCAGAAACATCAGAGACATTCGATCTCTGAGTAAACCGGACCCTGCTTTCAGGAGTCAGATCCGTTGTTCTTCTGCGAACAAGAATCGGATTCTTCATCCCGTCTACCTGTTTGGGATCAAGCTTATAGTAGGTAGCCCAATGCTTCATCAGATCACGGTAACTTGCTGTCTTCGCGTTAGCATCACCATGAATCCTTCTGAGAGCCATCACTCTCCCATTGCCGGATTCAACAAGATTGTCAGGGCCGATAACCGGGGCTCCCCCCTTTCCAGTAGTATCAGGCTGAACCAGAACTCTTGGATCAAACTTGGCTCCTGCTATCTGCTTGACCTGGGCGAGTGATTCCACCGTTCCACGCTCCCTCGGCTGAAGCTCGGGAGGATACTTAGGATTGACCTCAAGACGGTCTCCCTCATCGAGATGGGAGGTCACCACATCATCTGCCTCAATGAACTCAAACTTCGTTTCGATCGGCCCGAGATCGGTTCTCAGTGTTCCAACTCCCTCAACTGTCACCGGAGGTGGTGTGTGTGGGGGAGTTTGATCTGTAGTGGTTTTATCAAGTACATCAACAACCTTACCCTCTTGAACTGCCATGATGCCCTTACGGGCGTATCTGGTTTGAGTTTCAATAGAGAAACGGTTGAGGTTCCTCTGAACCCTTGAAGTCGTAGTTGGGCTCAGAGTACCCTTGGAGTTGCTCTTGTACTTCACCAGGCTTCTGCGACCTCCCTCCATCACACCTGAGAGGACTGTACCCGCTCCTATTCCGACAAGAACATCAATTGCTCCCATCCTGCGGTCATATTCCTCCTGATGACTGAGACGCTCCGCTGCAAGCAGTGGTTGAAGAGCTGCTGCACCAAGACCTCCTTCGACTGCTCCTATTCCTACACGGCCTAGAGCATTCTGGGCCATAAGGGTTCTGGAAGCACTGCCGCCAGGAATAAAACGCATGAATGGAATGATGTTGATCGGATCAGGAAGAGCACCGGCTAATGCGGATCCCCAGAACAAGGTTGCACCAAGGGCTCCGGTACGCTCATAGACAAGGTTCGAGGCTTTCGTGTTGTCATATCTCTCTGCAAGAACCTTTGCAAAGTCCTCCGTCATCTCCTCTTCGTATTCAAGACCTGGGCGATACCACTTGGAAGCCCTCCAGGTGTTCTCGTCCATCGCATCACCAGTCTTTTTTGCAATTCTGTTTCTAAGGAGGTTGTATCCCAGAGCAAGAGTCGAGGTCTCGAAGGAAGTTTTGGCCCCGTGATACATGACGGTTCCCAGACCGGGAGTCCATTGATCAGCATAACGCTGGGAAGCCAGCGGATCGAAGCTTCGTGGTTTACGGAAGTACATTATCTTACCCAAGGCCCCGGTGTCTTAGGCTCATGGCGAGTAATTTTAGGAAGAAAACTAAAATCCCAAGCCTTGTATTCCGGAGGAGCAGCTTGCTGCCTTGCGTCCAGAATGAGATCAAACAGCTTCTTCCAGCTGATCTCTACTTTCTCCGTGTTTTCACTGTTCATCACAGGAGGATTCGAGGTGCCATCTGCGCTAACAAAATGCAGAGCCAGTCCCTGCCCGTCATCAGAATTCAAAAAATGAATGTTCTTCTCTAGCATGAACTTAGTAAGCTTATCTCCAACAATTCCAGGAGCCTCCTCACGGAGAAACTTCATCATGGCATCTGAAATATCATCTTCTGTAATGAGATCATATGCTCTACCAGGAACAAACATCCCACGCTCACCCGTCTGAGGATCCCTCCATTCAGCTGGATAATTCGGAATATAAGACTTGTCGATCCAAAGGGAAGTGCCCTGAATCTTCTCATTAAAAGGATTACCTGAGTGGACATGGTACTTGTTCGTGAACAGATCACGGACAGCAAGCTCAACTGCATCAGGAAGATCCTTCATTCCCTGATTTACATAAGTAACTGCATAAGCCTCAACAAAATCATACCAATCACCAAATTTATCTAAATCTTCTGCACCTCTAAACCTCTCAAGAAAATCCAATAAATCTTCATCGTCAGCCAGAGCACCACTCAAATCTTCGTCATCTAATTTCAGCGTTGACAAAGAAGATGCAATATCATTGGGCTTCATATTTCTAGCCGTATGTCCCCTCTTCAAAACACCCAATGCATTACCCTGGTCATCTCTCTGATCCGCATACTCAAGATAGAACTGATCCGAATACTTGAGTGAGCTTCCTTCAACCAGATCGTCAAATACCCGAGCTAAGAGAGTCTGGGTTTCACTGGATTGCTTCATCGTCAGAAGCATTGCAGCACGTTGCCCTGCATCACCCTGCTTCCATTGATTGTCGAGAAACTCGATCTCCTGGTTCGTCAGAAGCTTGATCGGCCCTCCATATTCCATCTGACGGCCTTCAAGGTACTCGATCCGCTCACGGCTGAACATATCGGCAGGAGTCATCTCACGACCCTGCTTCTTAAGCATCTCAGCATATTCCAGAGATGGATAATGAGCCGGATCAACGGAACGCTTAGTGATTATCTTTCCAATCTCAGAAACCACCTTCCCGTGAACCCCTTCCATGAATCTCCGGTCCTCTTTTTTACCGGCCACATCAGCACCTCTGCCTTCCGTCATCCAAGTCTGGGGATCCAAGTCCCGGAGAATCGACTGAAGCTGAATCAGGCTCTTGTTCTCTAAAGTTACGCCTTTGCCATAATCCTCATCCTTACTCGTTCCATTTGTGGCATTGGCATAGTCCTGAGCATAAAAGAGCTTTATCTTCATCTCCTCGGATTCCCATTCCTCGAAAAGCTTGCCTGGACCAACATCACCCGAGATAACCTGATCCATCCATGCCTTAGCCTGATCATATGCACTGCCCGTAAATCCATATTGCTCCATCACTCTCGGATCTCCGGTCAGAACTGCTGTCAGATGACTGTCAAAACGGCTCATCAGTTCAGTCTTGCTGCCTTGAGTAAAACGATCTGCTGATTCCTTCGCCCGGATATGAAGCACCTCACGCTCTTTAGGATTCAAAGAAGGATAAAGCGCATCAGGATCACCCTCCTTCACCTCCCTGAGATCAACCTCTGCCTGGATCGGATCGTTTTCAATAGAACGCAACGCATCAGCATGATCAATATCGTGGGCATATTTCTGAATCAAATTGATTGCCTCAACACGACTCCAAAGACCAGTATCTCCAACATGAGGCTCCAGCATCGCGGCAATATGAGACATCCTCCAATCAGCTTCCTGATAATTTGTCAGGAGATTCATTTGATCACGGAAATTCCGTGCAGGAGAACTGAACTGTCCAAGATCCCGACCAGTGGCAATGTCATTCATCTGTTGTTGAATAACAGCCTTCAGCTTTCCATCCTGCCTCGTTGAAACACGATCGCGAAGCCCCTCAAGCTGTGCTTCCTTTGTTAAATTTAAATCATGAGACTTGTTGAAAAAACGGTATCGTGATTCCTCATTCGTGAACTCGCCATTGATCTTTCCTTCAAGCTTCTGAAGCTCGTTGTAAACCTCGATCATGGTTTCATTCAAGGGACGATTCTTCTCTTCTGCATCCTTGATGATTTGACGCATTCCCTTGATTGCCGGTTTATCACCTTCCTGTTTCCTCCCGTGAACATAAGCCAGAGAGGCTTCTTTAGCCTCAAGTTCTATAGCATCATCAGTTTGCTGTTCGGCAACACGGAAAGCATCCTTAATAACAATCACCCGAAGTTCTTCACGAATTGCGGATGCCAGTTCCTTATCGAATATGAAAGGAAAATCACCGGCACGATCAAAGACGATCTGGTCAACCACACCCTCAAGAGCTGTTTCAAACGCCCTCCAGTCCTTGCGGCTTCCCTTCTGTTCCAGGTAAAGTTTTACATACTGGTCCTTGTAGTCCGTTGCCGACTGGTCAACCTGATTGAGAATGAACTTTTCACGCTCCTGCTTCTCAAGAAGCTCGTTCTGCTTTCGTTCCGCTTTCTTGATCCTGGCATATTCACCGGCCCAGCTAAGAGAATCACTAGTTGCAATAGCATTCAGATGGTTTCTTAGCTTCTTATTGAAAGCTTTTTTAGCTTCCTTTTCATTCGAGGAATCCCTCTTATCAATGAATTTCTTATGTACATTGAATATCCCCTCAACCTGATTTCTAACAAGTTCCTCAGCTTCTTCATCCGTAATAACTTCACCGATAAAATCAGAATTAATCTTAATGACACTAGCATTCAGCTTGTTCTGAGCCTCACTAATCGTTTCGGTATCATTTAAATTCGCGATTCTCTTTGCTTCTGCCTCTTCCTTGTCCCTGGCAGCAATTGCTTCGCGAGCTGCTTCAACACGGAGTTGACCGTTTTCAGTCAAATACTTCGTTTCCAAACTAGGCATCACCTCATCTATCCATCTCTGACGAGGCAGTTCATTCAGATCTTTTCCAGTATCCTTATCTTCCTTCCGAGGATAAATCTTCCAGGCTTCACTATTTACGTCTGTTAGAATATTCCCCCGGATTTCATCCCTGTCATATTCGTAATTCTGGTTCTTCTCATAAGTCTCAAGAACCCGCATCTCAACCAGATCCTGAACAAGATTGTTATGCACCCTTTTATAAGCATTAGTCTCCTTCCCTCTAAACTTTTCTAGCCGGTTATTGATCGCCATGAAGTTCCAAGTACCCTCTTTGGTGATAAGCTTTTTCTTCAAGATAGCCTTTAAACCAACTTTTGCTTGTTTAAGAGACTCATCATCTGGATAACTGGCACCCGAGTAACCATTCAATACAGAGACAACCTCATCAACGATTCCATCAATTGCCGTTTCAATTCGTTCAATTTTTTCAGGAGGTAAAACCTCAGGCTTCTGCTCAACCATATCCATCTCGGAATAAAGAAGCTTACGGTCAAATCTGTTTAAAGCACTATCTTGAGCAGCCGTCCTTTTCCGGGCAAGCTGACGCTCCTCCTGATTTAAATAAGTCCGAAACATGCCACGCCTGGATGATCTGGCACTGGTCTCCATACGGGCACCCAGCCTTGTAATGAAAGCCTCACTAAGACCTTGAGACCTTGCATTATCTTCCGCTTCTTCACGGAAACTCCTTAGAGTTAAACCATACCTGTCCTTGGCATCAACATCCGGACGGGCACCACCGCTTCGGCTGGTTACCAGGGCCCGAGCAGCTGTCTCAAAAGCCGCAGGATCATTGGCATGAATTTTTTCCAGGGTAAAAAGCTGCTCATCAAGTCTGGAAAGCTCCCTGTCCTCAAGAGCATTCTCAGCAATCTTCTTCTTCCGCTCCCCTTCACGGTGATCAACCATGATCGCCTGAGCAATGCTCGATCCCAGATTCATCATCTGATTTCCAGCTTCCATCCGGCTCTGGTAATACTGGGAACCAGCCTGAATTACACCATCAAGACTGGGAGGTGGAGTGATCCCGCTAGTGCGGAAATCAGCAACCTGAGTACCTGGAAGGAACTGAGACTGCTGAAACGGTAATTTCGCCATTAATTTCTCCTGCGCCTATCCCCAGACGGCATCTTCTTTCAACATTGATTGAGTCCTAATGATATTCGACATGCCACTCGTAAAATTCGACATTGCCATTGCTGGTCTTGATCTAGCCATAAAATCAGCCTGTTGAGACCAGTTTCCAGCTGAAACCAGATAATTGTCGCGGTTGATCTTTGCCGATTTGGACATGAAGTAAGCCTGTGTATTCGCACCATAACGGGTCTCTGCAGCCATTCGTTTGGTTTCCGCTGCCTGGAGCCTCTGAGCAAGTCCATTTGCCCTGGCCTGGTATAGAATCGCCCTACGGGCCGATCCCTGACCAATAACCACTCCGGAAGAACCAACCCTGGCAGTATACTCACCAATCTGACGCTTACCGGCATCCTCCATGTATCTCAACTTCCACTGACCCTGATTCTCGATTGCACGGGCCGATCTCTCACCAGTCTGCATAACTCCCTGAGCTTGCTGGTTCTGCATTGAATACATCTGACCTGCAAACTTCTTCAGAGCAGCAGACTGATTACGCATCTGCTCTTCCTGAAACTTAGACTGCTGCTGCTGAGAATAATGCTGTCTCACCATGCCAAGCCCCTGCAGGGCAAGGAGAACCCAAGGTACTGCTGCTGGTACTCCCATAATTACTCGTTCGTTTCGTAGTCGATCGCAATCATTGTGATTGTCGATGGATAAGGCTGATCCTGCCTGAGATAAATCTTGCCCTCGGTATCGAAGATGCCAGGCATTGCCAGATTCCGGTCTCCAGTGAAAAGGGATAACGATGAACCAATGGCATCTCCGGCCCTTCTGAAGATCTCTGCAGTCAGATCATCGGATTCCAAACCATACTTGAGTCCAAGGGTGTCGAGGATCTTTACAACGATCCTGTGAATCCGCTTCTTGTTTCCAATCGAGGTCATGGTCTCGACATTGCCGACCGCCAGGGGAAGAGTCTGGATGCTGCTGTTGTACGCAAGTCCGATCCTTGCCGTGGTCAATGAAAACTGGGGAGTGATCGATCCTGCAACAATCGTCTTGTCAGGCTGCACGGCATCGTCACCCAGAATGCTCACAGTCTCTCCATCGATGTAGTCAAGCCCTGATACCGTGGAAACCGGAGAACTGCCGGAAAGAGAGGATCCGCAGTCTACATAGTGGGCAACCGACTGAGCCATCGAGTTGTCATAGAAGACCTCCATGAACTCCACAAACCGCTGGGTCTGATCAACCTTATATATTGTGTGTGTGCCGGATCCCTGAGTGATTTCTATTTTAGAACCGCCAGAAGCAGCAGCTAATTCAAAATCATTCGTATCAGTGGCACGAACATAATATGTGGTCCCAGAAGTCAGATTTGTTGGCATGGTCCCATCAGTAGTTATCTTAACTGCCGTACCATTTGCCATGTCATGACTGTTAATTGTGATTTTGTCAGTCCCATCCGTTATTGCTGTGTATGGGAATTGAGTAAAGTATTCATCAACATCACGCTTGACCGTCATCCAAAGCTGGTCGAAGGATCCCCGATCCGTGGTCTCCCTTGGGATCACACACACCTTTTCAACCTTGGAATGGTTCCCGTAGGTTGCATCCGTCTGAGATCCTCCGATCGAGTGGATCGCCCAGGAGGTCATGTTGAGGTCAAGAATGTAGGTGCAGCTGATGAGCTTGCCGTCTGTTCTTGTTCCCCAGAGCACCGAAGCAGGCTGATCCTGGAAGAACATCTCCTTGATTCCGGACTGGGTGATGTCCTCGGCCCGGAGAGTTATGTCCTTTGCCTCGTATTGCTCCTGTTCCCGGTCGAAAACAAGCTCCCTGATCTTCCTTCCGTTCTTCTGAACGTAGACCATGTTGTTTCCAATTGCAGCTGGCAAAGCACTGGTGTGAGCTGCCCAGTTCGAGATCTTCTCAACACTGAATGAAAATGGTGTGACCGTCGTGTCATCACGGTTGCCGAACATCTGGAAAACTCCACCACTGGTTCCAATCGTCAGTCTTCGTCCTTCCTGGAGCCACTCGATCTTGTCCACAGTATCTGAAGAAATCATGAGAGAGATCGCATTGTCCGAGTAGATCTGCTCTCCCATGATGCTTGCACCGGATGTGTTGAACTTGCCGGTCTGGACACCAAGCGGCTCCGAGGAAGCAAAGTTGTCGAAGTCTCCTGATTTGGAGAAATGCACGGTCTGAGGCTCATCGAGAGTTCCTGCGAAAACAAGACGCTGCTGGAAGATCTGAACGCATCTCGGAAAACCTGAAGACTCGGAGAAGGATCCAAGTGCCCACTCAGTCGAGGAGCCGTCATAGGCCAGGTGCTCGTTGACCGTGCAGACAACTACGGTCGTGCTTGTCACCGAATCCACTGTTGCATAGCCCCACATGATCTGAGGTGCTATCTCACTGTTGATCCTGATGATCCTGCCTACATCGGAATTTCCGCTGCTTGCAGAGAAACCAACATCATCGTTGATCCCGGTCGTGGAACTGAAAGTGAGAGTCACCTTCGAGTTCTTTGGAATGAACTTCTTGAAGAACTTGATGTCCTTTGAAACAGAACCGATCCACTCAACCGGATCTCCAGTCTTGTCAGTGGAAAGCTTAAAAGTGTTCGTTGTTGCAGCAACCACATAATAAAGAGTCCCTGCAGTCAGGCTCTGGATCCCGCTAAAGGAAATTGTGTGTGTGGGTGGCCCAGTAGATGTTACACCAGTAATATCAACAGGTTCACCTCCTTTCGTAAGAGAAAGCTTGATCGTATTGGCTGCCTTATCAACCACATAATAAGTTGCCGAAGTTGACAATCCTGTCGGCAGAGTATTAGTCGTTGTCAACTTAACAACATTTCCGTTCTCAAGCTCATGTCCATTGATCGTGATAGTGTCGGCACTTGCATCAACATCCCCATTCACAAAAGTTGCAGTCTGTTCACCCTCACCTCCGCGATAGAAGATCTGCTGCCCATTGACGAGAGGATGAGCGACCATAGTGAAGGAATGATCGGTATAGTCTGCATTTGCTCCGGAGATCTCTCCAATCAGCTCGAAGCCATAGTCCTTATAGAAGATCTTACGGGTTCCAGTCCCTACATCCGTTATATCTAAAGCTGTCCCTCCATAAGTGGTTGCCATCTTGAAATCATCAAGAGTTGCATTAACAACAAAATATTCAGATTCAGTTCCGAATGTGTCAGAACCACTTCCATAAGCAGGAAGATCACTGCCAGTAAATTTAACTGTCTGACCATCAACCAGACCATGATTGACTACCGAGATTCTGTTTGTAGAAACATTTACATCTGCATCCACTAAAGTCTTGATTTCTGCATCAACCGAGTTCCTCGAAACCGTCACCGTTGTGGTCTCGGTGTTCACAGGCTTGTAAGGCCCATCCTTGAGTGTGAGTGTGGATAAAACCCAGTTGGTATCTGCCGTTCTCTTCAGCTCCCTTGGTGCAAAATCAGGATGGGAGATGAAAAGCACATCCGCAGACTGAGTGAAAAAGAGATCATCCAGGTCCGAAGTCGTATAGGTAGTCAGTTCCTGATAAGGCTCGACAAACGTCCTTGTGCCCGATCCTGCAGAAGTGAGATTCAGTGCAGTTCCAAGAACATTGTCTGCAAGAGATAAACGGATGGCTGCACCAGAGACGTAATGAATAAAGTACCTCTGGCCGGTGATCAGACCTCCGGGAGCTGCTGCTCCTGCTCCAAGAGTCAGGTAGACATCGTCACCAACTGAAAGTCCATGACCAGTGCCTGAAAGAGTGATTGTCTGAGTTGAAGTGTTGACCGAAGAGATGTCACCGTTTGCAGGAAGTGCAGCGGTCAGGATGTTGTCAGTCCGGTAGAAGCGGACATAGAGATTCCCGAACTCCAGCACATAGCTTTCACCCTGGCCGAAGTTGAACGGAACCAGACGGACATCTGCATTGTCCTTCGTCTTTGAAACGAAGAAAGTCCCAGGTCTGCGGGTTACCGATCCTTGAGGAAGAGGGATGTAATTCTCACAAACCTTGAGAGAACTCTTGTAGGAAGGCAGATCGACATATCCCTGCATCCTCGGAGATATCTGTCCATCTGCAAAAGAGGTCTGGACTGCCTGAATCCGAGGCATTACCTCCTCGCTTCAATGAAAATATCTGCATAGATCGTGTTTACATAGGCTTTCTCAGCACTGTCCACGCTTCTGGCTTCAGACAGCGTCTGATTGTACCTTGCAAACATATTGTCCCTCAGTTCCGGACGGCCTGTGAGAGCCTCCGCAATCTCGGATGCCAGTCTGAGGCCGATTGCCTGAATCAACAGGGAATCAAACTCGTTGGGATCCTCGATCCTCTTGACGTACTTGATCCAGGCTTGCTCTGCATCGGTAACGATAAACCCGTTCTCGACGTGGTGCTCCTTGTCCCAGTCATAGAGATCAATGAGCCTCAAACAGTCGCTGGGAAGCGCATACCGATACGAGAACTCCCAAACCGGATTGGTCGATGACCTTGCAAGCTTGACCCTGGTAACTGCACACGACCAGGGGTGAGCACGGAGCACGGAATCACGCACATCGTTGAAACGAAGATTGCAAAGCCGTGCCCGTTCGTTGTTGTCGCTCAAACTGGAGATCTTCTGATCCCCAAGGTTGGTGAGACCGATGTTGCAGATCTCTACGACACTGGTCATTAATCTACAGTGTAGAAAATTTCCAGAGAGATGCTTCCAACAGCATCCGTTACGGCATCCTGAAGTTTAACCTTGACATCCAGAAGACCGCCTGGATCAGATGACTCAGATGCCACATAGTCCCAGAGGGCCGTCTGACCTGATGCAAAATCCTCAAGAAGAGAATTAGAACTTGCAGTTGCTACCGAGACACCGTCAAGAAGACCATTCGGATCATCTGCATTCGCAAGGTTGCCGTCTACTGCATAGACACCAACATCCGCAGTGGCACCAGAGGCACCGATGTTGTCCCAATAAAGAGTGGAACTCGGCAGAATGACTGCATTCGATGGCAGTCTTGCCAGGTGATATGTCGAATTGATGCTATCGTCATTGTTGGTTTCAACAGAGTCGAATGTGCAACGGACCCGACCATAATGATAACGGGAGTCCACAAAGGTCTGCTTTGTTGCCACCAGATCGGTGGTCTTTGTTCCTACTAAATTTACTTCGGCCATAACTTACTCCATTCAGCTGGCGTTGATAAAAAGGCAGCCACTCACCAAGAGCAGCTGCCAGGGGTTACTGGTTACGCTGGGTGACAAGCAATCGAACAGACTTTCTCTTCCTGCAGACGGACGGATCCGACTGTCATCGAGAAATAAACATAGGTGCTGAAACGCTTGTCGGCACGTTCTGTGATCCGGGCACGAATATCATCCCACACACAGAATCCCATCCCTTCGCGATGCCACATCATGACGAGCTGGTCATCAGCAGAATCGGTGTTGAGAAGTTCTGTACGGATGAAACGCATTCCCATGAACTCAGAGATCTCACCGGATGCCAACTGGCGAACCTGACCCATATCGGCACCCATCGCAGTTCCAGGGGCTCCACTGGTGATCGTGATCGTTCCACCATGCTTGTGACCAAATGAGATGTCACTCAAGAGGTGAGCAAGCTGTAGTGAATTCACTGCAACGAAAATGTTCGGATTGCCTTCCAGATCATAATCGTCACCCTCACCTGCATTGATCTTCTGACGGGCTTCCAAAAGCTTGGAAATGGTCAGACCGCAGTCACCTGTAGAGTTGCCGTAAGTTGCTGAACCAATTGCAACGGTGTTCGACAAAGAGGCAGATCCAGATCCGTCTGCACCCGTGGAAGCTGTTCCACTGAGAGCATCGAGGATCTCGTTATCGATCGCTCTTCCCATTGCACTAGCTGCGTTTTGAGCATAAACCGATGTGGGATCGATCAGCATTCTGACGCGATCGACATCATCGATCATATCGCCCCAGTCATAGGAGACCGGAGTTACTCTGCGCCTTGAATGCGGGGTATCGATCTGCGGGGAATCCGCATGTCGGGAGGTCACCTTCTGGGCGGTTACCGAACCGATCCGCTCCATGTAGACCTCTTCTCCCCTCTTGCCGGTTTCAACCATAGTGGCATTCCGCAAACGGGATGCCCTCTGCTGAACCAGAGAGAGGATGTTGTCTGAATACTGCTTCGTAAAAGCAGTCGTGATATTAACGGACATAAATACTCCAATGAGTTTGGGTTGGTTTCCTGCCAAATCATTGGAGTTGTCCGTATAAACGGGCTCCGGGCCCTTTTAGCTCTAGGGTTCTCGAAGAATTGTCCGAGGCCGTAAAGTGCGGGCAGGCTTAATTTACCTGGGACTATCCCAGTTTGGGACTAGCCCAGATACTGATACAGTTGCGTCATTTCCTTTACTGCCTCCGCATGCTTTGGATGGTTTGCACTGCGGTAAGCGATCATAAAATCCTGATCGGAGTTTAGTTCCTTGATCTTGGACTCTGCGGTTGCGGGAGACATCCCGCCGATTCGTCCATCGTCACCGGACATCAGCCGGTGATCCTCACTGAGGAACCTTCCAATCCTTGAAAACATCTTCGTCAGACCAGGATGATTGCCGAACCCTGATTCCTCCATCAGCTTGACAGTATCCTTGTCTGCAAACTGAAGGAATGCCCTGCGGGCTAGTTCAGAGTTCTTCTGATAATCATCACCCCATTCATTCGATAGATCCTTGGTATACTTCAGCTGTTCTTCCTCATAGGACTTTGCAGCCTTCTCGTTCTCCGAGTTGGCAAGTTCCCCCATGTAGTTGAACATCTTCCCGGCCTGATCCTGAGATAAGCCGGTTGTGTGCATGAACTGCCTGAAATGATCCGGGGCTTCTCCTCCTAGCTGATAATCCTCCGGCTTCTCAGGGCGGCCCAGCCGCTCATAAACTTCCGTCAGATCACCGCCATTCGGGACTCGAATCAGCTCCTCTCCAGGAGCACCCAGCTTCTTCACGGCATGGACGTAGCTCTTGGCTAGATCATTCCAGTCCTTGAAGTTTCTGAGGGACGGTTCATTCCTTAATTCCACTGGTAGCGCATCCGTATTGAAAGATCCAACACTTTCTTGTCCGGTTCCGGGTATCGGGGTTTCACCCCCTCCCAGAATAGAGCCTAACGGTGGTGGAGCCTCCGGCATTGCCGGAGCCTCAGTGGTCTCAGTAGTATTAGTAGTCATCTCCGAGGTCGCGATCTCTGTCATGCGATTGTCTCTCTAGTTGTTCCAGTTCTGCAACACTCACACTCAAAAAAGACATCAGATCCGTTACTACAGAACGCCTGCCGTCATTGTAGTGTGTGTGGTAAGGATCTCCGGGCACCATTGCACTGGAGAAGACGAAATGCCTTCCGCAGAGATCCGCGAGAACACGCTTCCCGGCATCCGTGCCGAACGTGAGCTCATAGTCAGCCTTAAGCTGTTTCTTCCGCCTTAGCAAGGTTCAGTGATGCCTGTGAGCGGTTCCGGTCTGCCATCGATACCAGATTATCCGCCTGTGCTACTGCCATCTGTTCCTGCATCTGCGTGTTCACCGCCATCTGCTGGGCTTCCGCTTCCATCTCTGCTGCAAACTCCTCCTCAGTCTTGAATACAGACGGAGGCACCCTGAGTATCTCTGCTGCTATGGTTGCAACCCGAGCAGGATCAATCCTGCGGAGTACCGATGGATCAATCTGGGCCATTGGCGTCAAAAACTGAATGAGGGCACTGACCGAAGTCATCTCGCCTGCCCTCTGGGCAATTCCTACAGGATTCGTATACTCCACCTGGAAATCCGCTTCAATCAGCATCTCTGGAGGTGGTGGAAGCATCTGGTTCTTTACCATAATCGTCAAAGTCCGATCCACCAATGGTCCGAGAAACTCAACCTCCTGGCGAGATACAATCGGGCCGAGTACAGAGAGACGGTCACGCTGCCTCTGCATGATCTCGGTCGCAGAAAAACGGAGTACGTCACCATCAGGTGCAGTTGGTCCGGGAAGCTCAAGAAGGTCAAGGTAGAACGAACGGTTTATTGCGTCCCTGACCTGGCCCATCTTCGCTTCGTTCAAGTCCGGCCTTCCTCGAGTCTCCAGAGGCATGATCCGATCATTGGGGCCCAAACCAGCCCTGAAATAGTTCAGCCCGCCTGGTGTCGTTCTAATGGGAGAGAGGAATCCATCATCAGGCACCAAAAGTGGCGGGTCCACCATCTTCGCAAGGGATTTGAGCCCCAGTTCCTCCATCTTGTTCAGCATCCTCACATCTGCAAGAGCCTCGATTCCAGGACCGCGGCCATAAATCTCCTGAGCCTGACGCTCCCATCTGCTGCACACATATGGAAACTGATCGTAGCCTGAAACAGAAAGAATTCTCTTCTGGTCATGAAGCATGTAGACACTCATCCAAGGCATGTTCATCGACCCTGCCTCACCAAAGTTCCGGTCCTTCCGAGGCTTCACAACATGCAGACAGGAAAACTTCTTGTAGGGATTTCCCTCCATGTACGACTTGCTGACCGATTCAGGCAATACCTCGATTCCAAACTGCTCCACCAGGGCCTTTGCAGTGTGCTCGAACTTCCGGTAAACCGTATCCACACGGCCCAGATGATTCATCTGCAGAAAACACTCGCCTAGATGAAAGGTCCGGAACATCGGACCCTGACCAGGCTCATCATAAACCATCATCACACCCGTCCCGAATGCACCCAGATCCAGATAGAACTCATGGGATGCAGGATGAAAATTCGAGATAGGACGGTTGAATACCTCGATCACAAGACGCTGAGACTCCTCCAGCCAAAGCTGAACATCACGGTCCTGCATCAAAGGTCTTGGAACCGTCAGCTGAAACCAGCTCGTCTGAGCATTTGTGAGTGTGTTGTGGAGACCTGATGCAAACCTCGTTAAAGCACGAACTGCAGTGCCCTCGAAGATCTTGTTCCTGCGCTTCTCGCCAGGAGCATAACTCGCATTGAAATCGGCCCTCCGGGGAATCATGTGCTCTGCAATATCCTGCCAGTACGACTCCCAGTTGTGACGCTCCGTCTCAAGCTCCTGAAATTCCTGGGAAAGCTGCTTAGACAGCTCCTGCTCCTCTGGAGAAGGAGACGTATTCTCGGGTGTGAATTCAGCCACTATGACCTCATGCGTAACCAGTTAAAGAACGTCCAGTACCCTCACCAAAACCACCCTTGGTCAGCTGAGTCTCTGCCCTGCCGTAACGGCCTGCAAGCATCCTTCTGATTCTTGCCAGACGATCACGCTCCGACATCTCTCCGGGCTTTGCAGCACCCGACATTAAAGCTGCCGCCTCCTCAGAGGTGTCAGGTGCCTCTCCCGGTCCAGATGTCACTGTTCCACCACCACTACCACCATCATCCGTAGTTGTCGTGGTCGTTGTGTTATCACTCCAAACATCTTCCTCATTACCAATCATCTGCCTCTTCCAGTGCTCCCCATACTTCTGAATATTTCCACCGAAAAGAAACTTGTTAAGCTCATCACCAGTTTGGGATAAGCCCTTCAAAGCAAGCCCAATCCCGCTCCTTTGATCCATGCCAACCAAAGTATCCATTGAACCCTTAAAAGCACTCATTGCCGTTCCAAGCGTTCCACCGCCAGGCTTCAACCAGTCCTGTTCAAGATTGAGCGTCCCAATATCCGTGTTCAGGTTTCCCAACGAACCTCCCTCTATGCTCATCCAGTCCGGCATGGACGGAGCATTCAGATTCGGATGCAACGATGGTATGTTCGGAGTACCCGTCAAAGCAGGGTTCAGCCCCGGCAAACTCGGCTTGAACTGTGTTATGTTGTAGTTCAGATTCGGAGTAGGTGCTACTCCTGCCGTGATATTCTGAAGATTCTCAGATCCAGTGAAGGTCTTGCCTATAACTCCTGCAGTTTTTTGAAAAGCCCTAACCATTTTGCTGAACTCGCTCATAAATCCCTCTAGTAAAGATACGGTGAACGGCTCGTCAGCCGTGTTCTGCGGATCGCGCTTTCACGGGTTCCGCGCTTCCTTCCCTCCTGTGCAAGAGCAAGCTGATCTCCCATCCCAGGCAAAGACAGCCCAAGCTGCTCAAGTGTACCTCCATACGCCTTCACACGGGCAGTGGACTCAGTGATCGCTTTCTCGTATTTCGTCATCTGAGGCTGATACGTCTCTTTGATGTCCTTGTCATACCTCGCAACATCAGCTGAAAGCTGTGCAAGATTAGTCCGGTATGTACTGAATGCCTCTGCATCATATGCAGACTTGACTGCCTGGGCCTTGCCCTCAACATCATAGGCCGTTCCCAGATCCGTGATTGCCTTCGATCTTCCTTCAATGTCATAGAGGCTGACAAGATCCTCCCGCTCACCGGGAATCGCTTCTCCACGGGCCTTCAAACGACTCATCTCAGTTGTATAATCCTCATAGTCCAATTCATCAGGATCGCCTTCCGGATAAGCCCATTTCATTAAAGCTGAAAATGAAACATCGGTCCTCCCTTGACCCTCCGGAGAACGCGGGTTCCAATCAAATTCCTGTGAATAATCAGGGCCTTCAATCAGCTCCTTCTGGAGCGTCAGCATCGATTCCAGATCGGAAATCCCCTTCCGGCCCGGTGCAAGAGCTTCCTTCGCCTTGGTGATTGCCGACTCAAACTCAGTCCAGGGAGGTACATAACCCTCTTCAAACTGCTTCACATAGGGAGAAAGAATGGTCGAAAGCTCATCGACTCCATAAGTCTCATCACCCCAAGGTGACCAAGTCCCTGCCTTCCAGCCACTGAGCTGAGTCTCTGCTTCCGAAATTGCTGCCTCGGATGGAGCTATGTCCTCCTTCAGCTTATCTATCCATGAAGAAGCCGTGTACTCCGTATCATCCCCTTCCACAGTGAAGGTATCGCTCGGATCATAAGATCCGAACTTCTCAAGAAACGGAGCCATCCTCTTGCCAAGATCACTGCCTGCAAAGTTCTTCTGAAGCGTCTCCATCTGAGAAGGAAGATTCTCGTACTCACTCGTAAGCCTGCCGTACTCACCTCCCAGCTCAAACTCTGCTCCACCAGAGACTGCATCCCAGTCCTGCTCGCCGTAGACCGACTCCACTGCAGACTTGTATGCCTGCTGGGCTACAGGAAGATCCTTCGCATAACCCTCCCTGGCCGTCCGGTATGCTCCCTTCGCTGTCTCCCATGCCCTGTATGCCTCAGATCCCTCCATCTCAGCCTTGGTCGCTCCATAGCTCTCTGCCGCTGCCTTGCGCTTGCCTGCAACCGACTCCGGTCCCTCACCAAAGATCGATTCCTGGAATGCCCCGTACTCACCAGAGATCTTCTTCAAATATGCCTGCTCCTCCCAAAGACGGGAACCCGTATGACGATGCTTTGCCATCACATTGTAATACCTCGTCAAAACACTCATGAAACTGCCTCCATTACAGGCTCAAGATGCTGCTCAAAAGGCTTCCAGTTATGAGAACCCTCTGCATAGCGGGGACGAGGCTCATGACTGAGAACCCTTGCATAACGAAGAGACTGAACTGCATAGCGGGTTGCACTCATCAAATCATCATGCTTCTTGATGATCTTCCCATCCATCCGATGATAAAGACGCATCTCCTCAAACCAGTCATTCAAATGTCCGAAGACCTTGAAACGCGAGGACTGCATCCTCTGGAGAATTTCCATGATCCCCGGCTCCACTGATAACCCACCTGAAGGATTCTGGAAATGCTCCCCAAGCATCTCAACTCCAAGCCTTCTGTACTGAGCTGCCAACGGTGTCCCAGAACCCTTGTCATGTACATGACCATCATGCGGCCAGGATACAGGAATCCATGAACCGCGATCCTTAATTGCCTGGGCATGAATGACAGGAGTCGCGCCTGCAACCCGATAACAGTCATAGAGATAACAGACATCCGAGTCCCGATCATGCGCCAGCCAGACAACAGCAGTAGGATGGTCAAAGCCAAAATCAATTGCGGCAATGCGAGCCCAATGCGGAGGTATTGCAAAAGATGGAACCGAAATCTCATCCTCCTGCACCGGGAAGACAAGACCACTTCCGAGTACCGGGATTCCCTTCGAGCGCATCTCCCTCTCATGGTGAGGAAGCGCAGCCAAAATCTCATTCCTGATCTCCTTCGATAAATGAGGTGCATCATCCCAGGTCGCATGGTAAAGAGCCTGGGCAGGCTTTAAATGATTCATGAACTGAGCACACACATCAGTGAGACCCTGCTCCGGAGTGAACGTCATGTAAACCAAACCGCCCGTCTTCAAAGATGCCCTGAGTGCCTGAGAATAAATATCCTGCGGAGGCTCCTCATCCAGCCAGCACACATGAAGCGCAGTTCCCATCCATGCCTGCTTGCCCTGCTCATAAGACTTCAGCTGCAGCTTCGAGTTCCTTCCGGATATGTGCTTGACCACTACCTGGGAAATCGCATTCGGAACACCAGGAGAACGCTCCGTCTTTACAATCAGATGCTTCGGAATGGCTCCCTTGCCGAACTCCTCCGGATCACCAGGCTCCCCCAACAGCTCAAACTGAACAATGTCCCTCGTGTTATTCGTCGTGTTCCCTGCAGCCCACGCCTTGATCGGCTTCTCAAAACGCTTGCCCTCCCACCAGTCCGGATAGATCCCAGTCAGATGATAGGCAAGCTCCATTGCACCACAGTAAGTCTTCCCCGTCTTGTTCCCTGCCATCAACATCCGCTGACGAGCTGAATTGCCAGCCTCATCACGGCCTGCATGGAACTTCCTCTGATAATCATACGGAGAATACGCCTGGAGCTTGTTCGTCTCCAAGATCTCTACATGCTCAGAAAGAAGATCAACTACCTGATCGCCTACGTTGATGTCACCAAGTACTGCTTCCATCACTCACACACACTCAATCAGACTTCTTGGGACGGCCTGCCTTCTTCTTTACCTTCTCCTTCACCTTCTCCTTCACCTTGTCCAGCTGCTTGTTGTTCTTCCAGTTCCAACTAGGCATCACTTCCTCCTTGGTGGTTTCTTCGGTTTCTTCTTCCCATACATGCGCTCCTCCTTTCTCGGATCAGGGGGCATCATCAATTAACAAGCTTTCGTTTACCCAGTAAAACCTCCGCTGTCTCCTTGCCAACTATCGATACCAACTCGGCCTCCACCTCCTCCGGACTGCGAGGTGCCTTGATGTGCTGTATCTTCTCAACAGGCTTGAATCCAGCCATGTCCAAAATGTGGATGTTCGCCTTCAATCGTACCGCCTCCGATTCCGCAGTCTTTGCCAGCTTCAAAAGATTATCAAATGCCAAAGACGAAGACTTGCCCAAGTTCGCCTTGACCTGCTCCTCTACCTCGCTCTTCAAACGAGCAGCCTTTACACGCTCCGAAGGAGTTAGTAGCTGGCTCCGCTCCTGCGGAGTCAACAACGATGCCCTCTGGATGAACTCCACCGTGTCATCTCCAATCACCTTCCCCAGAGAGTTCCGATGCTCTATCGGATTCACTCGGATCTTCGGAACACGAACACGCTTCTTGGGAGAAGACTTGGGAGTGGCTTTCGTAGTGGTTTTGGTAGTGGTTTTGGCGGTGCTTGTGGATGGCATAGAGGTTCGGTCGTTTTTTGCTCCCGAGTGTGGGGGGTGATACACCTCCAACCGCGCGCGAGGCAAATTTGTACCCCAGGGGGTCGAAATCAGGCCCTAGCAGTTCGCGTAAACATTTCTTTTATGCACTGTTAGCCGATCATATATGCGTGGTCAACAGGAAAAATCGCACGCAAAGACCACAATGTCAGAGAGGCCAGTGATTTCAATGGATGCAGGGGGTTAAGGATCCCCACGCGAGGGCCAAGGCCGGTTCGATCGGCCTGAATCCCGGGCGAAAACCACCACTCACATGTACCGAGTAAACATTACCTTGACAACGCCCGGATACATTGCTAGCTTGATCACAGTCAATCAATTTCCAGGCCCTGCAATGCCTGGACTTACAGCACCCAAACCAAACGAGGACATATGACCCTAATTGCAAACTACCCAAGCAAGAAAGAACTCAAAGCATCGGTCGGCAAACCTTTGAGGCATATTGAAACAAGTATGTTTGGCCCTGAATATAGGGACGATGGAATGCTAACGGTTGCCAACCGCCCGCACATTACCGGCCAGGGGCGGGAGTTTTTCGCTCAAGTCTGGATGCGTGAAGGTTTAATCGACAAGGTTAAGTAGATCCAGACCAGGGGCCTTGATCGCTCGAGGCCCCGAGCCTGGGTTTACAGCACCCCCAACCAAACGAGGACACTATGAAAAGAATGAAATACCGGAGCAAGCATCACTTGATTAACAGGATTGCCAGCTTGCAAGCTAACAGGGGCTGGAGCTGGGAAATGATAAAATCTGACATCCCTAGACAGTGGACATTGTCGTCTACTGAGCTGTCAGAAATGATTGAAACCCTTAAAACATCAAGTAATGGTGATTTGCCGGATATGTTGATACCTGATTGATCCAGACCAGGGGCCATTCTTTCGAGTGGCTCCGAGCCTGGACCATACCGGCCAGGGGCAGCTGCTGCAACAGCTGAGATTTAAACACCCGATCAAGCGAGGTCTTATGAGTAAAAAAGCATTAGCAATTAGGGAAAAAGCTGAATCCATCGAACAATTGCGGGAGATATTCCCAAAGGGTTCTAGGGTTCACACCATTTGCCGGCATGTCAGCCAGTCCGGCATGTCTAGAGATATTTCTATTATCAAATGTTGGGAGGGAACCAGTCTTGCTCCTTCCTACCTTGTTTCCAAGGCCGTGGAAATGCATTTCAAGGTTAGCAACGGACACGCTGCAGTAAGGGTGCGCGGTGCTGGCATGGATATGGGTTTCCACCTTGTCTACAACCTTTCCCAGGTTCTGCATGGTGATGGTTATGCTTTAAAACACAGCTGGCTATAGGGGGAGCATGATTGACGAATACACAACCCCCAAGGAAGCTCAGACCCTCGCGGGGGGTCTCTCCGATCCCGGCAAAATGCCAGGAAAGGGCTGGAGCATATCAGCTCACCGTTGTGTGTGCGGATCAAGGTTGCGTGAGGTTCCTAATTCTGTTTGCTCAACCTGTTACGCAATGAAAGGGCGTTACCCTTTCGAGAACGTACAAAACGCACAGGAAAGACGGCTGCTGCGCTTCGATCGCCACGGCTCCACCTGGGTGGACCTCATGACCCTGGCACTCAGTAATGAGCGCTGGTTTCGCTGGTTAGACTCTGGTGACTTGCAAACGGACACGATGTTAGAGCGCATCATTGAAGTTTGCGAGCGCACCCCCGACACCAGACACTGGTTGCCAACTCGCGAATATCAAATAGTTCAGCGAGTCCTTCGCCGCCGATCCGTACCCGCTAACCTGCAAATCAGGCTATCAGCACACATGATCGATGGACCGGCCCCTTCCAAGTTAGCCAAGCGTTATGGTATCGGAACCAGCCAAGTATTAACGGATAACTGGGATTGTCCCGCGAATGAGCAGGGCAACTCTTGCCAGGATTGCAGACAGTGCTGGGATCCTGGAGTTTTGAATGTATCTTATCCACTTCACTAATCAGGAGAATCATATGGCATTTTCTCAGGCTATGGAGCCTTTTATCCAAAAATGCAGATGCTGCAACAAACCAGTTTTGAATTCAGACGGGTACCCCATTCACACCAAGTGCATAGTTAGACACTGGAGCAAGCACGCTCATGGTGTGAATGCCTCACGTTGTCACGAATTCAAGAGAACCAATTCTGCGTGGAAAATTCTTTCCACTGATTAACCCAACCACTAAGGGCCTGGAGACAGGCCCGGAAAGGAAACATGGCACATTTAACATACATTGAAGATGAGCGAGGGGACATTGTAGACCAGGAGGTATTTTGTTCAGATTATTGTGCAAAAGCTTCTGAATACTACCAGGGCTGGAACGGTTGCAATGAAATTTCAGTGACTGAACCTTGCTACGAGTGCGGCACTAGAGTTAACGGATTAGATGAATAGCACACACACACGAAAGGAGAACGATGGAACCGAGAGAAATTGACCTAACCCCAACCTGGGAAACTGCTGTTTTTATCTGCTGTGAGGTTTTGAAGGATCCAGAAGCCAGACAGGACGGGAAGGTTTCAGCCCAGGCGGAGCTTATGCGATTAGCGAGGGAGTTCGATAAGCTCCAAGGCAAGACAGTGACAAAGTGACATTTCAACACCCACACACGAAAGGGGACAGCATGAGTGATCCATTCATTGGACGAGTAAACGAGAGACTCAGGAGAATTGAGACCCGACTCTCGCAGATCGAAGATCAGTTAGCGGATGAACGATGGGAACTAG